GTATTAATTTATATCAAATACAAAAGACTGCAGGTGACTGATCTGCGATCAAATCACCATTCTGCAGTTTGTAATTCTTATTTGCAGGTTTACGATGGAAGATCGACGAGCTGAAGACCGCCTTGATGATGACCTTCCCGCTGGAGGGGGAGCTCCGCCGCCACTACGTGGCCTTCCGCCACTGCCACGTGCTGAACCAACAGATGCTGAGCTGCAAGCCGCTATTGATGAGGCAGTCGCCGTCGTTTACGAAGCTGGGATGCCAGCTGGGCGCTTCACCGTTCAGCGTGTCCATGAGATTGGATTGACTGTGGAGGTCTTCGTCAAGCAGGCGCGGGCTGTGTTTGGGGGAAAGAATGTTGATCAGGCTGACTTGATTTTCACTACTGGCATAAAGATGGGGGTGTGTGGCTCCCTGCGGACCATGGAGCCGGCTGGTTTTTGGGAGGTTATTCGATGGGCTCGGAGTAATGTTGGACGCCAGGCTCTTGAGACAGGGCAGAAGGTCAAGAAGGTTGAGGACAAGCGCGCCGGCACGCAGACGCCAAATGAAGTAGCACTCTGTCAGATTTTCACAATGCAGCAGGGTATCATGGCCGAAGAAGTGAAAGAGGCTAGGGCATCAACACAGCAGGAGATTGATGAGTTGACAAGGCTCCTGCGTCTGAAAAGGGCTGAGCAGGTGAAAGTATTAGCTGAGATTAAGGACAAGTATTTTCCTGCTAATATCTGGGAGGAACCGGCGGAGGCAGAAAGGAACGCCCGCTGTTGGGAAGTATACAGTGCTGCTCTGGTTACTGCGGGGCGCCCGGCCCCCATTAAGACTGAGGCAGCCTTCAAGTTGGCGATCGACGCTTACAAGAATTTCGTCGATACAGAGTTCAAAACTCGTTTCATCCGGTCAGATGAGCATCAGGTTGCTCTTAGGAAGTTTGCGGATGAGAGAATCCATTTTCTGGACGGCATTGGAGAACCCAAGAAGGCAGGGACTTTTCGCAGCCTCTTGGCAGTCCTCGGTGTTGAACCTTCTGCTCAGACAACCACTCATACGGAGGAGAGAAATGATGAGGATGATTCCGGTGGGGAAAGTGATGTTGCCCGGGGAGAGGAGCCAGAACCTGAGGCTGGAGGAGGTACTAGTCGACCCGGTGCTTCTGGAAGGGGTGCAGGCAGGGGTAAAGGGAAACGCAAGGTTGTCCCGGAACGTAGAAGTCTCCGCTCAAGTAAGACTGGGCGAGTTACAGACGTATCGGTTCAGGGTGCACAGGGAGATGGTGGAGCATCGCGTCCGAAGCATCGCCGTCGCTAGGTCACGGTTTGAGGCTGGAATCCGTCGCATCATTGGTGGGGGTGAGATGCGGAGCTGGTATACGGATTCCAGGATGTATAGGGGGGGGGGGAATTCGAATGATGCGATGAAATTGTTGAGTGCGGCATCTGTAGTGACCCCTGGGAAGTTCTTGGATCAATGTTACAGGGTATCGAGTGCTAGGAAGGCGTTAAGGTTGCCCAGTGGATTGCGGGTCCCTGATTCGCTAGCTGAGTGTCAATGCAAAACGTTCAACGATCAGGCTTCTGCTGGTCCGTTCCTTAGGGCTTTCGGGATTAAGAAGAAGTATGGGTTAAGACGCATGTTGGAGGAATTTATGTGGGGGATCTACGATAGATACGGGGATGGAAGGGGCGACGAGAGGAGTTTGCCTTTCATCACGGGGAGAATAGGTTTCAGGACGAAATTGCTGGAGGAAGGGGAAGCGTTGCGGAAGATAAGGAATGGGGAACCATTGGGTAGGGCTGTTATGATGTTGGATGCCCTTGAGCAGATTTCATCTTCACCTCTTTATAATATTCTCTCAGGGTACTGTGGGCGTAATCGCAATAAAGGTTGGTGTGAGTTCAGGAATACTACCGTGCGAGCTTCTTCAGATTGGGGACTATTGTATTCTGAAGTTGAAAGGGCTAAATGTATTGTGGAGTTGGATTGGTCTAAGTTTGACCGGGAGCGACCTTCGAGGGACATTCTTTTCGTAATCAAGGTTATAATCTCTTGCTTCGAGCCAAGGAATGGGCGGGAGAGACGCTTATTAGAGGCTTATGAGATCATGCTTGAGCGGGCATTGGTGCACAGGTTGTTACTAACTGATGCGGGGGGGGTGCTTGAAATGGAAGGGATGGTACCGAGTGGTTCTCTCTGGACCGGGTGGTTAGATACCGCAATGAATATCCTCTATATTCGCGCAGCTTGTTTGGGTGCCGGTATAGCTAGTGATCTCTATTCATCTAGGTGCGCAGGCGACGATAATTTAACGCTGTTTTGGGAGGACCAGTCTGATGGTATCTTAGGTTTGGTGAAGCAGCACCTCAACAACTGGTTTAGAGCTGGGATCAAAGATGAGGACTTCATTATATGTAGGGGCCCATACTATGTCGAGCGTTATCAGGCGACTTTTCCGATAGGGACTGATCTGAGTGAGGGCACCTCTAGGTTGATGGATTCGGCCATTTGGGTCAGGTTAGAAGGGGGACCTATTATCGACGCCAATCGAGGTTTATCTCACAGATGGGAATATAGATTTCATGGCAAGCCTAAGTTCTTATCGTGCTACTGGCTGCCCGATGGCCGTCCAATCCGGCCTGCTCACGACTGCCTCGAGAAGTTACTGTGGCCAGAAGGCATTCATGGAGACTTGGAGACTTATGAGGCTGCGGTTATCTCTATGATAGTGGATAACCCCTTCAACCACCATAACGTAAATCATATGCTGGTTAGGTATGTGCTTATTCAGCAAATCAAACGACAGGTAGTCAGCCCAATGACAGCGGAGGACATTGTGTATCTATGTAAATTCAGGGATAGGGAAGGGGGAAGTGTTCCCTATCCGATGATCGGACCATGGAGAAGGGGACAAAAGCAGGGAAGGATGGAGGATTACCCAGAGGTGGGGAGGGACATCAAGAATCTAAAAGGGTTTGTGGCGGGGATTAGCACGCTTTACGCTAGGAAGGGTGGTGGTGGCATTGATGCCTGGAGATTCATGGACATCATACGTGGGGACGCGGATTTGGGGCAAGGGCAATTCGGAAATGAGGTGCTAGAGTGGGCCAGATGGTTGGGGAGGCATGAGGTCACCAAGTTCTTGAGGCCTATCAAGAGGATGAGAGCAGAACATGGAGAAGTAATCATTGAAGGTGAAGGGAGGCGGCAAGCGGAAGCAGCTCTTAGGGCTCTAAGAGAAATCCTTAATGAAGGCACACATAGGTCATGCTTAGACTTTTCCTTCTTCCTCTCAGACCGACTTCGGGCTTCATGTGAGGACCCCAGACGCTGATGTCGCCTGGTAGACACCCACATGTCCCATTAATAAGATTTATACATTAACTGCCTGATTACGTTTACGTAACTACCTTTTGTATTTGTACACAGGTC